GAAATGATTTTTCATCAACATCAATCATACATTATCAAATGACTATGAAACAATTAGATTTACTAGAACATGTATTAGTAGGTGAAGTGCCAATTCGTTTTAATCAACATCAACAAAGATTATATTTAGATATGGATTTTGATGAAGCTATAACAGCTGGAGAGTTTTTAATTATAGAATGTTATCGTAAACTAGACCCAGATTCTTATACTGACATTTATAATGATATGTATTTAAAAAGATATGCAACAGCATTAATTAAAAGACAGTGGGGAGCAAACCTTTCTAAATTTAATGGAGTAGCAACACTAGGTGGTGTGACAATGAATGGTGAACAAATTTATTCTCAAGCGATAGAAGAAATAGACAAACTTGAACAAGCAATTAGAGACGGAGCATTTGAAACACCTATCTGGGGCATGATAGGATAATGCCATGGCAGTCAATAAAGCCTTTCATACAAACAATAGTACATCTTTACAGACTGAAAAAAATCTGTATAGTGACTTAGTAAAAGAAGCAATACAAATTTATGGTCACGATGTTTATTACATAGACAGAACAACTGTTGCCATTGATAATGTTTTAGGTGAAGATTCACTCAGTACATTTAGTACACAAGTTCCTATTGAAATGTATGTTGAAAATGCAGAGGGTGGATATGAGGGTGAAAAAGAATTAGTATCACAGTTTGGTTTAGAAAATAGAAACGAACTTACATTAGTTGTACACAAAGACAGATTTCAAGATTTAACAAAACAAATAAGATTAGAAAGTGGCACTGATACAACAGGTGGTTCTATATTATTAGAATCAGGTACAATAGACCAATCAAGTGATTCATCTGTTTTAGAAACTGTAACAACAGGTAGTGATTTTTATATACTCACTGAATCAGACGCCGCTAACACAGACAGACCATTAGAAGGCGATTTAGTTTACCATCCAATTTTAGAAAAAATATTTGAAGTAACTTTTGTAGACCATGATGAACCATTTCATCAGTTAGATAACAATCCTGTATTTAAATTAAGTTGTAAACAATTTGAATATTCTTCTGAGGCACTTGATACAGGTATCTCAACCATTGATTCAATAGAAGATGATTTAAGTGTAAATACACATGACTATCAATTTACACTAGAACAATCAACGGCACAAAATGAGGAGATAAATATACAACATGCAAGAAGTAATTTTGGTTTACTTCTTGAAGAAACAGATGGTGATAATATAATTGGTGAAGATGATTCAACATCTGTTGGTGAAAGTATTCTGTTAGAGAATGACGCTGATTCTGGTGACCCATCGTATTTATTAACAGAAGACTATATAGTAGGAGACGCTGTGTCAGACAAAACTGCACAGAATGAATTATTTGATTCACTAGATGATGATGTTCTAGACTTTTCAGAATCTAATCCATTTGGTGACGCTGGAGTATTTGCGTAATGTTAGGAAATAGACAATTTTATCACGAAACAGTTAGAAAGATTATCGTTGCATTTGGAACTTTATTTAACGACATACATGTGGTTCGTAAAAATAATAGTGGCGTTGTAACACAATCTATGAAAGTGCCTTTAGCATATGGGCCTAAACAAAAATTTTTAACAAGACTAGACCAAGACGCTGGACTTGATAGTAAAGTTGCAATCACACTGCCTAGACTAGGTTTTGAAATACAAGACTTAACATATGACCCAGCAAGAAAATTAAATCGTGTACAAAAATTTAAAAAAGTAAAATCAAGTGCAAGTAGTGCTAATAAATTAGATACTCAATTTATGCCAGTTCCATATAATTTAAATGTTCAATTATTTGTTATGGCAAAACAATCTGATGACGCTTTACAAATAGTTGAACAAGTATTACCATTCTTTCAACCAGACTACACGCTTACAATAAAAGACATGGAAGACATGGGTGTCGCAAGAGATATTCCTATCGTATTAAACAGTATTAACTATGAAGATAGTTATCGTGGAACTTATGATGAAAGAAGAGCAATCATTTATACTTTAGATTTCACTACTAAGTTTTATCTATATGGCCCTGTTACATCTAGTAAAGTTATTAAGACTGTACAAGTTGACCAATACACAGATATGCCAAGTGCGGCTCCTAAGAGAGAACAAAGATATACAGTTACACCTAACCCAACATCTGCTGACGCTGATGATGATTTTGGATTTAACGAAACAACATCTTTCTTCCAAGACGCTAAAAACTTTGACCCAGAAACAGGCGAGGACAAGTAGTGAAAACTTTTAAACAATTATTAGAAGATATAGAAATTACTGATAATACAGGTAAGGCTTATAGTTTTGCAAAGGAATACATTGACACATACAAAGATTCTTTTAGACCTGTGCCAGACATAATAACAAAAGGTGGTAACACTAGAAAATTTATATTAAAAGGACCAGATGAAAAATTTGTTGCTGATATGCTAACGGGCCCACAGGGCAAACGCTCAAGATTCAATGCTTTAAGAAATCTTAATATCAAACAAAGAAAGGTGAAATAGTTATGAGTAATAAAACAAAGGATATTCTAGATGAAGTTCTAGATATCGAAGAACCAACGACTGAGCTTGTCGAGAAAAAACCAGACACTCTTACTATTAAAAGAGATAATAATCTTGAAGATGTTGACGCTGACTATAAATATCAGAGAGAAAACTTTTATAATTTAATCGAGAGAGGTCAAGACGCTATTGATGGAATACTAGAAGTAGCACAAAACTCTGACCACCCTAGAGCATTTGAAGTAGCAGGTAATCTTATATCACAAGTTGCTGATGTAACAGAAAAATTAGGTAAACTACAATCTGCTATGAAACGATTAAAAGAAGTTCCTAACAATGCACCTAAGAATGTTACAAATGCATTGTATGTGGGTTCTACTGCTGAATTACAAAAGTTATTAAAAAAAGATAAGGGGAAATAATTATGAATCTATCTTTCATAACAGCAGACTTATTAAATAATATTTCATGGGAAGATGGTATAATTTATATCATATTAGGATTAATAGTGTACGCTGTTATTAGGTATATTAATAAAAAAATCTAATGGTCACAAATGTCAATCAATATCTAGGTAATCCAAACCTAAAGAAAGCGAATGTTCCTGTAGAATTTACAAAGGAACAAATACAAGAATATCAAAAGTGTATGGATGACCCTATTTACTTCATACAAGAGTATATGAAAATTGTATCTCTTGATGAGGGTCTTGTGCCTTTTAAAATGTATGACTTTCAAAAACACATGGTGCAAACATTTCATGATAATCGTTTTACTATATGTAAACTTCCTAGACAGTCAGGTAAATCAACAATTATTATTGCTTATCTCTTGCATTATGTTTTGTTTAATCCAAATGTGAATGTTGCCATACTTGCAAACAAATCATCTACTGCAAGAGATATTCTAGGAAGACTACAATTAGGATATGAACATTTACCTAAATGGTTACAACAAGGTGTAATCTCATGGAACAAAGGAAGTTTAGATTTAGAAAATGGTTCAAGTATACTGGCAGCCTCTACATCTGCAAGTGCGATTCGAGGTGGTTCATATAACATTATATTTTTAGATGAGTTTGCATATGTGCCATCAACATTGGCTGAAGAATTTTTTAGTTCTGTATATCCTACAATATCATCTGGTAAATCTACAAAAGTAATGATAGTATCTACACCACATGGTATGAATCAGTTTTATAAATTATGGACTGACGCTGAAAGTGGTAAAAATGATTACATACCAATCGAAGTGCATTGGTCAGAAGTGCCAGGTCGTGATGATGTATGGAAAGAAGAAACAATACGAAATACTTCACAGTCACAATTTAATTCAGAGTTTGAATGTGAATTTTTAGGTTCTATTGATACACTTATTGCTCCACATAAACTAAAACAAATGCCTTATGTTGACCCAGAGCAATCTCACGCTGATTTAGATATCTTTGAAAGACCAGACCCAAAAAAAACTTATTTTCTAACTGCCGATGTTTCACGAGGAACATCTCAGGATTACTCAGCATTTTTAGTTTTAGATGTATCACAAATGCCATATAGAGTTGTTGCAAAATATAGAAATAATGAAATTAAACCTTTATTATTTCCACAAAAAATATATGAAGTTGCAAAAGCATATAATAATTGTTTTGTATTAGTTGAGGTAAATGATATTGGAGAACAGGTCGCAAATGCTTTACAATTTGATTTAGAATATGATAATTTAGTTATGGCTTCTATGAGAGGTCGTGCTGGACAAATACTAGGAGCAGGATTCTCTGGTGGAAAGGCACAGTTGGGAGTAAGGACTACTAAGGCAGTAAAAAAAGTTGGATGTTCTAATTTAAAACAAATGATAGAATCAAATAAACTATTAATACCAGACTATGATATTGTAAGTGAATTATCAACATTTATTGTAAAAGGTTCTTCGTGGTCTGCTGATGAGGGATGTACAGATGATTTAGTTGCATGTTTATTTATATTTGCATGGGCAGTAGACCAAATGTATTTTAAAGAGTTGACAGACAGTAATATTCGAGAGAGAATGTATGCTGAACAAAAAGAACAATTAGAAT